AAACTGATGTTATTCCAGGTTCACACGATTTTCATAAGATTGCAAAAGTTGCATTAGCACATCTCAAAGAACTTCCTGATTATTATGATCGTCTTGCAAAGATGGAAAAATAATACAATTCTTTTTTTTATACTTGGGGGTTATTATGTCGAAGTCTCTTCCTACGGACTACCAGACTTACATTCATTTGAGTCGATATTCAAGGTGGTTGCCAGATAAGAATCGAAGGGAAACATGGGAAGAAACGGTCAAGAGATACTTTGACTTCTTCGATAAACATCTAAAAGAAAATTTTGCATTTTCATTCTCATTTGAAGAAAGGAAAGAACTAGAAGAAGCAGTATTAAATTTGGAAGTAATGCCCTCGATGAGAGCTTTGATGACAGCAGGGCCTGCATTGGAGAGATGTCATGTTGCCGGATACAATTGCTCCTTTATTGCAATCGATACACCTAGAGCATTTGATGAAATTCTATATGTTCTAATGAATGGAACTGGCGTAGGTTTTTCCGTTGAAAGACAATTTGTGAGTAAACTGCCAGAAGTTCCAGAGGAGTTATACGAAACCGATACTACGATAGTTGTAGCTGATAGTAAGATTGGATGGGCGAAAGCATTGAAAGAATTAATTGCAATGCTTTACACCGGACAAATTGCGAGATGGGATGTTTCTAAGGTAAGACCTGCGGGAGCACCATTAAAAACCTTTGGTGGTAGAGCATCTGGTCCAGAACCATTAGTTGAATTGTTTAAATTTTTAATTAGAATATTCAAGCAAGCGAGAGGCCGCAAACTTCAATCCATAGAATGTCACGATATCGTTTGTAAGATTGCCGAAATTGTCGTTGTAGGTGGCGTTAGAAGATCTGCCCTAATATCACTGTCTAATCTATCTGATGACAGGATGAGACACGCAAAGAACGGACAGTGGTGGATAGAAAATCCACAGAGAGCACTTGCGAATAATTCAGCCGCATATACCGAAATGCCAGATGTAGGTATTTTTATGGATGAATGGAAATCTTTGTACGATAGTAAGTCCGGAGAACGTGGAATATTTAATAGAATGTCCGCACAAAAACAAGCAGACAAGTTTGGACGAAGAGAATCTAATCATAATTTTGGAACAAATCCTTGTGGTGAAATATTGTTGAGATCTAATCAATTTTGCAATTTGTCTGAAGTTGTTATTAGATCTACAGACAGTAAAGAAGACTTACAAAGAAAAGTAAAAATAGCAACAATACTAGGAACTATTCAATCAACGCTAACCGACTTCAAATATATTTCCAAAAAGTGGAAATTGAATTGTGAAGAGGAAAGACTACTTGGCGTTTCGTTGACTGGTATATTAGACAATAACTTTACTGCACACGCCACGGAAGATCTAAAAGACTTCTTGAAGGATATGAGAAATTATTGCATAGAGATTAATCATAATTTGGCAGAAAAACTTGGCATTAATGCATCTGTTGCCACAACTTGTATTAAACCATCTGGTACAGTTTCCGCTCTGGTTAATAGTGCATCTGGTATACATCCAAGACACTCTGAATATTACATCAGAACAGTTAGGGCCGACAATAAAGATCCATTGTGTCAAATGATGAAGGATATGGGATTTCCGCATGAAGCGTGTGTGATGAGACCAGATCACGTTACTGTATTTTCCTTTCCAATTAAATCTCCAGAGAAATGTTTGACAAAGGAAGATTTAAATGCTATAGATCATCTTAGTCTATGGCAAACATATTATGAAAACTGGTGCGAACATAATCCATCGGTTACTATATCGGTAAAGGAAAATGAATGGATTGAGGTATCATCTTGGGTTTATAAAAACTTTAGTCAGATATGCGGAATTTCGTTTTTACCTTATAGTGATCACGTCTATAAGCAAGCACCTTTTCAAGAATGTACAGTAGAAGAATATGAAGAATTGTCTAAGAAGATGCCTAAAAATGTAAATTGGAGTAGTAAACTTTCTGAATACGAAAAAATTGATACGACAACTTCTTCACAGGAATTTGCTTGCGTTGGAAATAATTGTGAAATTTCATAGGAAGTGATATGATATGTTCGCCTTGTACAAAATCGTGTAGCTTAAAACGTGGAATTTGTCTGGGCTGTTATAGAACAATAAATGAAATAACATCTTGGTCACATTCAACCGACGAAGAAAAGTTGAAAATAAATGAAAGAGCTTCTTGGAGAAAAACGATGAGTTTTCAATCTATGGCTGATGAAGAAATTTTACTGAATTCAGTATGTGAATTTTGTCATAGAACTACGTATGAAGTTCAACATTGGAGCAATGCGAGCATTGACGATAAGCGGAGGATAAACTATATGGCAAACTGGAGAGCAAGTTTGTCCTCTACTTGTTGTGATAAGTGTAAAACACAAAAATATCCAAATAATGTTTTTAAATATAATAAATCGAATCTCTGTAAGATTTGCGAAAACTTGGTGAAAGAACCTTTGAATGAAGAAGAATAAGTATGTAACGATTGGCATAGATTTATCGATTACGTGTCCCGCCATAACTGTACACATAGGCAAAAAGTGGAATTGGAAAAATTGTATATTCCACTACTATACTTCAAATAAAAAATCCGTGTTCGGTGATAAGAGCTTTGTAGGAACACACTATGCCGATTGGCAAACTGACATGGAGAGATATGGAAACATATCAAGCTATATTCTCTCTATAATAGAAAAATATTCACCACAATCAATCAATTTGGAAGGATATTCATTTGGTTCGACCGGTCAAGTGTACAATATTGGAGAAAATGGTGGAATATTAAAATGGAGATTGTTTTCTGCTGGATATTCTTGTAATATTGTACCACCCACTGTAGTTAAAAAGTTTGCCACTGGAAAGGGCAATGCAAATAAAAGTTTAATGTACGATCACTTTGTTCTTGACACAAATTTGAATTTGTGCGATATTTTGAATTGCAAAACTTCGGATAAGAGTCCATGTTCGGATGTTGTGGATTCATACTTCATCTGTAAATATGGATTATTTAATGATCTCCAAATTCATTCGAGAGAGTTGAATGGAATTGAATAAAATTTATTGTGGTGATTGCGTAAATGTGATGCTAAAAATACCTCAAGATAGTATTGATTTGACAATTACATCACCACCTTACGATGATTTGAGATTATATAATGGATATTCTTTTGATTTTGAAAAAATTGCTCAACAATTATATCGAGTCACAAAACCTGGCGGCGTAGTTGTTTGGATTGTTGGTGACAAAACAATAAAAGGTAGTGAGACCGGAACTTCTTTCAAACAAGCACTCTATTTTAAAGAAATTGGTTTCAACATTCACGATACTATGATATATGAAAAAGATAGTATCAGTTTTCCAGAAACAAATCGATATTCCCAAATTTTTGAGTATATGTTCATTTTCAGCAAAGGTAAACCCAAAACCTTTAATTGTTTGAAGGACAGAAAAAACAAATGGTATAACGGGAAAAAACACATAAAGGGGAATTACAGAACTTCAGATGGTGAAATAAAACGACACAACAAACAAAATTTATTGCAAGAATATGGAGCAAGATTTAATATTTGGAGAACTTCTACAGGACACAATAAGTCAACAACCGATAAGATAGCATTCGAGCATCCGGCAATATTTCCAGAAAAATTAGCAAACGATCATATACTTTCGTGGAGCAATGAGAATGACATAGTATTAGATCCGATGTGTGGTAGTGGTACGACATTAAAAATGTCAATCATTAATAATAGAAAGTTTATAGGAATCGATATTAGTCAAAAATATTGTGAAATTGCTCAAGAAAGAATTGATAATATCATAAAATAATTTGACATATTTTGTTCTTGACACAAATTTGAATTTGTGTGATACTTTGAATTGCAAAACTTCGGATAAGAGTCCGTGTTCGGATGTTGTGGATTCATACTTTATTTGTAAATATGGACTTTTTAATTAGGAATGTCAAATGACAAAAGCATCAAAATATGGATTGGATATAGATTCCTTTTCTGTAGATAGCAAACTAAGCAATCAAGAAAATTATCAAAAAATTGCACAAGAACTTGCACAAATAAATGCATTTCAAGAAATTATTGAACAATATGTGGCAAAATTATTGACAGATAACGTTGGTAACTTTGTTTCAATGTTGTTGGGTGGTTCGTCATTTTCTTCTATTTTTTCGGGGGGCGGCAACAGCGAATTTAAAAATAGTTTTGCTACCGGCATTTCCAGTGCAATTAATGATCCAAGTAATATAGCAGTAAAGACTGCACTGGCAGATTATTTAAATGCGTATTTTGG